TGTTTAAGTGAAACCTTGTGGTCGTAAGCAGGAATCCCAAAGAAAACTTTGTGACCCGCTAACGTGTAACCTTTTTCGTTTTGCATTTTTTGGTTATCCGTAGAAGATTGTTGCGGTGACGTTTGCTACTAAACCTACAAAAATACCCTGTTCAGCCAAAATTCCTTCCCCTGGAATCAGCACGTTAAATGCCGTTGGGTTGTAGGAATCAGCCTCGCACAAAATATCTGCGTACATAGTTACATTACCGCTAGTCGTTAAAGAAGCGGTTGTAACTTCAAACGTATTGGCGCCTGTAACAGTAACCGGATATACGTTATCTACCGCAGTACCGCTTGTAAAATTTAACCAAACTCGATCACCTGTCGTTAAACCGTGATTTGTAATGGTTACAGTACAAGTAGTGCTACCCGGAATGTTATATGTTCCGCTTTGTGGAGTATTGTCAGCAAATATAGTATTTCTAGATGCTGCTGTGGCGTTAGCAGAAACTACTGCACCCTTTAAACGAGTACGATAGTTAACTAGCACTCCTGAAGCAGTAGCGTGCGCTGACTTTACATCATATTGCATTGAAGCCATGGTGGCCTCCTATTACGAATCAGCAAACGGAGTAGCAGGAGATCCAGTACAGAGAACTACGCCTTGAACCATGTACTTAGCGCTAGACAGGGCCGTAATCTGAACATAAGAGCCAGCCACGCCACCAGTCGTGCCGCCGTTGAGGTTGATTGCGTCGTTGGTGGAAGCAGCAGCAAAGCCAGCCATTGCGCCAGACGAATCGGTATCAACAGTCAGGATGGTTCCGGCAAACTTGTCGGTTCCGTTAGTAACAATCTTAAGGGTGCTGGTAGCAACAGTCGTGGGTACGAAGAACGTAAACACGGCGCCCTGGTTGTTGGGGTTGTTAGGATCTTGACCGGGGCCAGCAGCCGTTGGGGTAGCCGTGGTGTTAACCGCGGGGAGGGTAATAACCAAGTTAGCAGCCAGAGTGCCGCCAGCCGTAATGATCTTGCCAGCATAGTCAGCAACAGTTAGCGTGGTGTTGGAAGTGATGTTGACAACGTTATCTGGACCTTGGGTGTAAAAGCCGTTCAGAGACCGAACTGGCCCTTGGAATGTGGTCAGTGCCATGACAATCCTTTCGTGTAGTAGCACATCCTCTTATCGTCTCTACTAAGTCTGCTAGGTCAGTCGATAAGAGTAAAAAATCCTAGACTTGGGTCTTTATACCATTGTAACGAAATCTGTGCAATAGTAATTAGCAATAAGGAGGAAGCACCATGCAGCCCAAGACGCCCGATGGGAAGGTGGAAAATAAAAAGCCCGCCCCCCAACGCCCCCCGCTGTTGCTCATTTATTGGTACGACGCCCACCACGAGTTTGGTTGGTTAGAAGGCAACGAAGACCCAGAGCCGGTCGAAATCCCGCTTGTTTACTCAATTGGTTGGTTAATCGCACAAAACGAACAAGGAGTACGGATATGCCAGTCGTGGACAGTGGACAACCACGCCCAGACGCTAACGATCCCAGCGCGGATGATCGAGAAAATACTACAGATAGACCCAAGCGCCGTAGAAAATCAAACGTCAGACAGTACGAAAAGTACGGTAAAAACCACTACGAAAAAAACAAGGCAGCCTACATAGCGCGGGCTGCGGAAGCAAAAAGAAAATGTAGGGAAGAATGGGCGGCGTTTAAAGCCACCTTAGCCTGTGTGCGCTGCGGCGAAAACCACCCGGCAACACTAGACTTTCATCATGCTATCCGCCTGCCCAATAACCGAAAAGTCCACAAACTAGCGGGGGCAGGGATGTTAAAGGCCGCTATGGAAGAAATTAAGAAGTGTATTGTGCTGTGCGCAAACTGCCACAGAAAACATCATTTTGAAGAAGACCAAATGAAAAAGGGGGCCGAAGCCCCCTCCATTAACCAAAAAGGTTAATTAGGCGCCGGGTGAACCGAAGACGCCCAGAGGATCAGACCAACCGAACGAATAACGCTCACGGGCCTTGTAACGAACGTTACCGGTGTCGAAGTCGCCATCCATGCTCGTAGCCATAGGGGCACGAATGAAGTGCTTCAGACCGTTGGGAACGTCAGTCATCAGGAACCATGCATCGTTGTCCGTCAGGAAGTGGTTGACGGTGTAGCCCTCAGGAATCGAGCCGTTCGAACGCAGTGCGTTGATGTCGTTGTCGGCAGTAGCGACGCGCAGCTCGGTTTCCAGCAGACGAGTTGCAACGAACATCAGCGAAGGAGGAACGACCAGTTTACGGGGCTTAGCAGCGATCAACAGACCACGCTCGTCCGTCCAGCCAGCGATCTGAATAACGGCGGCTTCAAGAGAAGTCTCGTTCAGGTCGGCAGGAGTGGAGGGCTCGTTGGAGTTGTAACCACCAGAGACCAGGGGGTGCTGAGTAGAAAACAGCTCAACGCCGTCACCACCAACATAGGACGAGTTAAAGCCATTGTTAAGGATGGCAGCAGCTTTTACCTGTTTGGTGTAAGCCATAGCGCGGGCCAGGGCCTTGGTGTAACGAGCAGACAGGCTGTCGTACAGGTTGTCTTCGATAGCCTCTTCGGTAATCGAGAAACCCAGGGCGATGGTTTCGTGCGTATAGCGAGCCGTGAAAGCTTCTTGTGCATTGTCATAAGCGATGGCAGAGCCTTCAGCCTTGACAGGAGCTGCACCGAAGCCAGACAGCTTGGTCTCTTCTTCGAAGGAACGCTCAGAGGTCTCAGTTTCAAAGATCTCTTTGTGCTCTTCGCCGTAACGCTGATACTCCATACCGAACAAAGCGTTCAGTCCGGGCAGGAGTTCTTTAAGTAGTTGTGCGCGTGAAATAGCCATTTAAATATCTCCTTACAGACCAACGTTATTCAGATATGAATGAGCGCTGGGGTTGAACTTGACCAACACGTCAGTGTAAGCGTCGCCCGGTGTGGAAGCGAAGCCAACAATGCGGAAGGCGGCGGCGGTTTGGACAACGGTGGACTCCAGAGCCGAGGTCGAGTTACCGGTACGAGTAGAACCCGTGCTGGTGGACTGGACAGCAGCGAAGAAGGTGTTGCTACCCAGAACAGACTGAGCGCCAGAACCATCAAGCTGGGCTTGGAAAACAACGCTGGGGTCGGTCACGACTTTGGCAGTCACAACGCCAGTGGTACCGGCGGGGTAGTACTGCGAGTCAATAACTTGACCTTGAGCGTTTACGAATTGGCAGCCAACAAATACACCGACAGCGCCAACACCGTTACCACCCAGGTTGTTGGTGGTGATGTCTTCGCCAGTAGCGGTAGAGATGTTGATGTAGCCGCTGGAGTTAATAATCACAACGGAGCCATAGAAAATGTTGGTGTTATACCCGGCAGGGTCAATCAGAAACGTCTGAGTTGCACCGGCGTAGGGCATACCATCAACGCGATTTACAGGCCGTAGCCCGTAAGGAGCAGCAGTAGTTGCCATTTGAATACCTCGCTAAATAGTTAAAGGTTTACTTTCTAAAACTAACCTCAGAGCGTTTCTCCGAAAAGAGCGGCATCCGGGGGTCGTTTTCCCTAAGGAAGGTGTTGTCAACGGATTCAACTTGCTGACGCGACTTTCCTTCGTAAAAGGTCTGGCGTGCTTCGGCCCGCTCAGCAGGTACCTTGCACAGCATCAAACCGCCAATTTCGACATTTCCACTAGCCTGAGAGTTTGCGTCAAGCGATAGCGCGAGTTCGGGATGGTCTTCTGCCTTTACGGGCTCATAACCTTCACGACGACGCATGGAGACGTTCCGTGCATCTGCCTGACCCATAATCGAGGTACGAACCCAACGGAAGGTGTACCCGTCCTGTGGGATAGGATCGGCTAACTGTTGCGGCGGGACATAGGTTGCACGTGCGCGGGTTTCGCGCTCACGAGATTGCAATTCACGATCAATACGATTTGCCATTATCTATTCTCCTGCATAGCAACTTGCTTTGCGTAAACTTCTAAAGGGACACCCAAGCGTCGAGCGATAGCCACTTGAGATTTGGTAAGGACTACCTTCTTACTAGGCGTCGAACGTGTCGCCGGTGCTACCACCGTTGCCTGTTGGCGTTTTTCTACCTTTTTAACCGGTTCGCGACGGGGAGTTTCTTCTTCGACGGCAACATTAGCCGTTTCGATTCCTTCTCCCTCCGAGTCAAACCTGTCGGAGAAAACCTGCCGGAGCCGAGCATCAATTCGCTCGTAATACTTGTCGGAACGAGGGTCTACCCCCTCATTCACTAATTTCTGGTGCAGTCCATATGCAAACGCCGTCATCTCGTCGTCTACGCCAAACCAGGTATTTTTGTTGTACCAGGAAATAGCTTTCTCGTCGGGAGTCGGCACCTGCTGGACAGGTTGAGAATAACCTACATCATTATCAATACTTTGTAAAGCCTCTTCAGAGAATTTGGGTTGATACTTTTCCCAGTTCTCTTTTTCCATCGTGCTGCGGGTAATCTCAGCTAAAGCATCCGCAACTTTCTCAGAATCACCGGACTCTTGCGCCTCTTGCAAAGATTTCTTGGCGGTTCGTAGGACGGCGTCTGCTTTGGTTTTTGCCTGCTCAATAAGGGTCTTTTCCCCCTCATGGAGCTGTTTTAGAAGACGCTTATTCTCTTCGGCGATCTTCTTGGCATAATCAATAGCGGCTTGATGTTCCCGAGCTGCACGCTCTTTAGCGCGTCGCTCATCGTGCCAAGCACGCTTGAGTTCATCCATGCGGCGCTGGACTTTCTCGTTGTATTTACCAACCTCATCAGCTTCGTCTTCCTCTTTTGGAGGAGTCTTCATCTTTTTGCGGCCACGATCCTCTTGCGGGGTATCGTCAACGATCTCAATATCCAGCTTCTCTTCTGGTTCCTTAGACCTAGCCTCCTTAGCCTTTACTTCAGAAGCTTCTTCATAGGAGGTTTCGAAATCTTGGTCAGCTGCCTCTTTATCCTTAAGCGCCTGATCCTTAATTTCTTCTAGGGTTGTAACGATTTCTTCTTTTGCCATTTATATCTCCTTACGCACGGGTATAACCACGAGGATCATCCACGACCGCCTCGACCTGATCGTCATTGATTAGGCGAAACTCTTGGCCCTGGATCATGAATCTAGTACCGGAGTAATTACGCATGATGACGAAGTCGCCTTCTTTGCACCACGGACCATCGGGAAACTTGTCCTGATCTTTGTAGGCCAGTGAACCCATCTTGAGCACAAAGCCCAAGCAGGAAGCGATTTCTTCAGCACGCTTAGTTGTATCCGCCAGAATAATCCCAGCTTCACTCCTGTCTTCGATTTTTGGTAGGGTAATCAACAACTTATACCCCATCGGTTGCGGCATTTTTAGAGTGCCGATCTCTTCTGCCATCTCAAGCGTCTTCTGCTTGTCGATGGCGCCTAGACGTGTCGTCATAGTCCCTCTGCT